CAAAATGATGATTTAGATGATATGAGAGTGCATATTTCTAAAATTGAAACGACGATGCAAAATGTTGAGGGGATTACAATAAAATTGATCGAAAGATGGAATAAATCAGATGATATTAGTCAAAGACATAGGGAAGATATTGTGAAAGAACTGAACGATGTTACTGATGATCTTGCGTATCTCAAAGGTAGAATAAACGGGAGAAATACTTGATGGAGTTTAAAGATTTAATAGAAGATGTCCTTAAAAGAGAGGGTGGATATGTAAACCATCCGAATGATCCCGGTGGGGAGACTAATTATGGTATAGCCAAGCGTAGTCATCCTGATGAGGATATAAAGAATCTTACCGAAGAAAGGGCAATTGAGATATATAAGAAGAGTTATTGGAACCCTTCTAGGGCTATTTCAGTACCCGGAACCTTAAGATGGACATATTTTGACATGGTAGTTAATATGGGTCAGCGTAGAGCTGTAAAAATTTTACAAGAGGCTTGCAATTCAAAGGGATGTAAGCTGGTGGTAGATGGTCTAATAGGTAGAAATACTATTGCAGCATCAAAAAAGATTGACAATTCTAGATTAAAGGTGTATAGAATATTATACTATACTGATCTAGTAAAGCGTAAACCTAAACTATCTGACTTTATTGTTGGCTGGATAAGAAGAGCAATGGAGACATGATAAGGAGTAGATATGGCGATAGGAAAAGTATTAGTCTCAACTTCTAAGCAAATAATGGATTTATGGAAAGCAGGATTACTAAGAAAAGGTATTGCTCCTGCAGTACAAGATGCTTTAGAAGCCTCAGTTAGAGCAAAGGGGTGGATTCAACTTGCCCCAAAAGAGTTTTTGCAGGAAGTGAATAGATCGCATTCTTTGAATCTAGTCCCCAGTGTCTTACCAAAGATTAAAATTCAAGAAGCTGGCATGGCAGTTAAACAGGCCGCTAGAAACAATCCGAAACCTAAAATTAGATTAGCTAATAAGGCTGAGAGTAAGAGGCAGAAGATGAAAAGATTAGGTTTTAAAGTTAAAAAAGACCCTAAAGTTAGGGAATATTAAGGAGTATAAAATGGCTGATGATAAGAAAAAAACGGCTAAGAAGACTGTTAAAGCAACAGTAAAGAAGACCCCAGTTATAATAAAGAAGACCCCAGTTATAACTAGGGGCACTTATACCCAGCGTGGTAAGGATAAGCCTTAATCGTACTTTGTGCGAATAGAGATAACCTCAGGTAGAGAATACCCAGTTTATACAGTAGAAGAGGCTGATAAGCTGGGTTTGTCTTATAAGCACCCTTTCTTAGCAGAAGAGGGTGAGTATGGTATAACTGAAGAAGGAGAGGTATCTCTCTGTCTTAAGAAGGGTACGCTAAAGACTGGAAGAGTAAAGGTCAAATATCCTTGGGGACTGGCTATTATGACTGATGAGAATGCCTCTGTCAAATCTACGGGGCGTCTAAATAATTATACATTGTCTGGAAAAGAGAATCGTGGAAAATATATAAAGAGTAAATATCATTTCCAGAAGTTAGCATACTATATGGCACAGCCGGGTATGACTAAAGAGAGGGCTATTAGACTGGTATACGGCCCCATAAGACGAAGTAAAAAACATCATATAACAAGAACAATAAGAACAAAGGAGTTTGGAGATATGGTAAAGGAAGAATTAGATCAGATTCTAGATAAGTTTCCTATAGGTAAGATGGATACTGCGAGAGCATTAGCTGCAGTATTAGATAAAGTAATGGATTGGGATGCCGATGAAAAAATGGGCCCAGAGGGTGATCCCAAGATAGCTATATCTGTACTTGATAGACTTATGGATATGAATAGTATGAAGAATAAAAATAAGATAATCACTACTAAACAGATAGAGGCGTCTACTGTTGAGAATACCTTAGCTGATATTCATGAGCAGAAGAAATTGTTTAAAGCAACTCAAACGGAGGAAACTCATGGGGTGGAATCGACGTCAGAAGAAGAAGAAGAAAGTAAGTAGTAGGAAAAAACGTGGAAGCTATAAGCCAAAACGGGCTTCAAAGTCCAAGCACTGATTACGAAGCAGTCTATGCTCTCGCTAAGGAGAAGAAAGAATTTCAGCGAGATATGGGATGGTTTGGTAAATATTGCTTTCCAAAAGCACTTGCTAAGGATACACCACCCTTTCATCGTGATATATATAAAAATCTAAGGAATTCTGAGATGAGTCGTGTTTTGATCGCTGCACCAAGAGGAACAGCTAAGAGCACTGTATGTAGTCTCATCTATCCTATGTATAAAGTGGCTTATAAGAAGCCAGAAGAAGATTTATTTATTGTAATAATATCAGAATCACAGGCTCAGTCCATAAACTTCCTGAGTCGTATTAAGTATCATTTGGAACATAGTGATAATTTTATCGATATATTTGGTGATTTTGGTTCTAGCACTGCTAGAAGATGGACAGGTTCTGACATTATATTAAAGAACGGTGCTCGTGTAATTGCTGTGGGTACTGGTCAAAGGGTTCGTGGTTTCATCGAAGGTGATACGAGACCTAATGTTATTATTGTAGACGATTTCGAATCTGAATTGAATGCACTTACCGCTGAAGCTCGGACAAAGAATAGGAAGTGGATGACAGAAGCCGTAATACCTTCTCTTTCTGATGAAGGGAGAATTGTTATGATTGGTACTGTTATTTCTGAGGATTGTTTCTTATATTGGGCTAAGGATAGCCCTGCTTGGAATGTTCTATGGTATAGCATCTGGGATGATGATGAGAAGAGTATCTGGCCTGAGAGGTTCCCTAAGAAGAGGATTCTTCAGATAAAGAGTGAATTCGAGAGTGTGGGTAATATAAATGGATTCTATCAAGAATACATGAATATTGCTCAATCTCCAGATGACGCTCCATTTAAGCCAGACTATATAAAACTTCATCATTATGACTATGAAATGATAAATAACCAATCATGTTTGGTGAGGAGTATAAGTGATGAGAAGAAAATTATACCCGTTGAACTCTATACGGGAGTTGATCCTGCATCTAGTCTTAGTGCCCGTGCTGACTATTTCGTTATTGCTACCGTTGCTATTGATGCTGATAATAATAAGTACATTGTCGACATTTTTAGGGAAAGACTCGATCCTGCGAAACAACCTCAGAAGATTATTGATATTTTTGAGAGATACCATCCAAAAAGAATGAAGATTGAAACTGTTGCATACCAAGAAGCGTTAAGAAGTGCGACAAGAGCACTCATGTTAGAAAAGAATTTATATATACCCGGTCTAGAGAAGGGTGTGAAGCCTAGGAATAGGAAGAGTGAAAGACTCTTATCCTTGGTTCCATCCCTTGCTAAGGGTGAGTTTCACTTTAGACCACAAGATTTAACTGCTCAACAAGAGTTCTTATCTTATCCAAAAGGTAAGAATGATGATATAATGGATGCTATTTGGACTGCTTTGGAAGGATCGAGGCCATGTAGGATAAAAAAGGATGAATTTGACCCTAAAGAAGAACTTGAAGAAAAACGCAATAAACTACTTGACTGGCTTACTATGTAGGTTGTAATATTAATAGATGGCTTATAATTCAAAATCTGCAAAATCCGGCAAAAAACTCGTCGAAGAGACTCAGCAATTGTGGAAAACATATTCACAAAAGCGGGAAGTATGGGCTAGTCATGCCCAAGAAGATAAGGAATTCAGGCTTGGAAAGCAATGGACATCCGACCAAAAGCGTGTTCTTGAAGAGCGTGGACAGGCTGCTATTGTTGTAAATAGGATACATCCAGCAGTAGAAGCTGCGAAAGCCCTGATTACTGCTAATAAGCCTTCGTTCAGAGTTTCCCCAAGAGAAGATAGTGATAATAGAGTAGCTCAGGCAATTAATGGACTACTTGAATATATATGGTCAATATCAGAAGGTAATGTAGTTCTTAGACGAATTGTAGATGACTATTATGTTACTGGAATGGGATGTGCTTTGGTTTATATTGATCCCATGATGGATATGGGAAAGGGTGAAGTTTGTATACATGATATAGACCCGCTTGATGTTTATATCGATCCTAATTCTAGGAGCCCTCATTGTGATGATGCACAGAATGTTATTATTTCAAGGCTTTATACAAAGGATCAGGCAAAAGCACTTTATCCAATGTATAAAAAAGCGATAAGTAATGCTACTACAGATAATTTTTTATCCGATAGACCAACGACAGGAAGAGAAGATGATGGAGAGACTACTTGGCCTGAGACTCCAGAGACTCAAACATTAGTTAGTTTCGGTGATAGCGATGAATATGTTAGAGGATACGAGAGGTACTATTATTTGATGGTAGATCATTATCGTGTATTCGAGAGTATGACTGGGGATGAAGATTTACTTACTGAAAAAGAATATGAGAAATATATTCAACAGCCAGCTTGGATTGTACAGGGACAGGTTATTGTAGAGCCAGAGCAGGCACAGAAAGTTATGCAGCAATTACAAGAAATGTACTCACAGAAAGTTGAGGCAAGTCGTCAACAAGGTAAACTGGACTTACCTGATGAGCCAGAAATAGAAGAAATTACTTTCAAAGAGTTGATAGATAAGGGACAAATAGAAGTAGTCGTTGTCCCAACAAAAAGAATTAAGCAATGTGTCATAATGGGCGATAAACATTTGTATTCTCGTGTCCTTCCTATTGATCAATATCCTCTAGTATTCTTTATGAATCAGCATACTCGTACCCCCTACCCTATGTCGGATGTTCGCATGGTAAAAGGTATGCAAGAGTATATCAATAAAACGAGAAGTTTGATTATTGCCCATGCGACCACTAGTACTAATACAAAAATTTTGATACCATCAGGTTCGGTAGATATGAGGGAGTTTGAGCAGAAGTGGGCCCAGCCCGGAGTAGCCATCGAAGTAGACTTTGATCAGGGCCAACCAACCCCAGTTCAGCCAACTCCCCTACCGAATGAATTATACTCTAATGAAAATACAGCAAAGAATGATATTGATCATCAGTTAGGATTATACGAGATGCAGATGGGTAATTCTGCAGTCGCTCCTCATACATATAAGGCTACAGTAAGCCTTGATGAGTTTGGTCAAAGAAAAATGAAAAGTAAACTTGCTGATATAGAGGCTGGTCTAAATAGAATAGGACAGGTAGCAATACCTATGATGCAGCAATTATACACTACACAGAAGATTGTCAGGCTTATCCAGCCCAATAACTCATTAAGTGAGTATACTGTCAATAAAAGGCTATATGACGATCACTCTGGTGAAATAAAAGTTTTAAATGATATAACTGTTGGAAAGTATGATGTAGTAGTAGTCACAGGTTCTACCATGCCTACAAATAGGATGGCACAACTTGAGATGTACATGGATGCTTATGAGAAAGGTATCATTGATAAGCAAGAAGTCTTAAAGAAGACAGAAGTCTTTGATATGGAAGGCGTCTTGCAGAGAACAGATTTGATACAACAGTTGCAATCGCAATTACAGCAGGCAACTGAAACAATCAAACAAATGCAGGGAGACCTGCAAACAAGAGAGCGTGAAGTATATCACGCCAAGATGAAAGCCGAAGTCGAAAAAACAAAGTCCGATCTGAAGGCAACTTCAAATCGAGCAAAAATGTCTGGCACTCTATTTGAGAAACGCCTAGATGACGCTTTAGGGCAAACTAAAAAAGAAGTAGCAGAAGCTGCTTCAAAAACAGGCTCACCTTCTTCAAGCCCTAAGAAGAGGCAGTCTAAAAAATAGGAGAATATTATGGCTGAAACACAACAGATAGTAGATACCCCTCTAGTAGAAACTCATTCAGTTGATCTACAAGAACAAGAGGGTTCTTTAGTTGATGATGTCATATTCGGTGGAGAACAAGGTAGTGTCTCGGAAGCCTTTGAGGATAAGGAGCCTGTAGCAGAAGCTGCTCCAGTTCCAATTCAAGAAGAACCTTCAAGCCCACCAGAAATGGGCAATGATGAAGTTCGGTATCAGTATTGGCAATCTCAGGCCGATAAGATGCGTAATGAGCGTGATCAGTTGCAGCAGCAATTTAATACAATGGTTACTCAACAGGCACCTCAACAACCGCAGCAAGAACCTGAAGTTGAATCTGAACCAGAATTTCCAGCTCCACCAGAGAAACCGCAGAAACCTTATAATTATTCAATGGATGAAGCGATGTCTGATCCTTCTTCTGAAAGTGCAAAATTTGTTCAACAGGAACAATCATGGCGTGATGACATGGATGAGTACAAGAACTTACAGTTTGAGTACCAAATGGCTATGATGCAAGATGAACGTGATCAGTTGAGAAAAACACGCACAGAAGATATTCAGCGTCGTGATGCAGAACAGAAGCAAGCAGAACAACTTAATGGAGTAAGACAGCAAGTAATGAGCAACTATAAAGTTGATCAGAATACTGCAGATGACTTTATTCGAGTTATGTCTGACCCGTCTTCTATCAGTATTGAAAATCTTTGGAAATTATATGCCACTGATAAGGGCTATGGCTCCCCTCAAACACAAGCAGCTCCTTCGGGAGATTTTCAGCAAGTGAAGAGGGCACAGCAAGTACCTGCATCGATGGGGGTTATGCCTTCTCAAAGTAGACAGAATGAGGGTTCTATAGAAGATAAGATCATAGATAGCATGATTGCTGACTATGATAAACAGAATCCTTGGAGTTAAAAACTAATAGGAGTTAACTATGGCAAAC